GCTTTGCTCGTGAGTGGGGTTGGAGGCTTACCGACAATCTATTGCTTTGGGTCTTCGTCTACAGCCCGCAACCAAACCGGCAACAGCAAAAACAACTGGGGCTACATCACACGATATTTGCGTAAGTGCGGCGGTGCAGTTCGCTACCTTGGATCAAGCGGTGTCTCGGGTGAAGACAGTATTGCCCAGCTTGCCCGCCTACCGGCTGTCATTGCTGCGCTGACCGAAAAGCCAAAGTTTTTTGTGTTGCAAATTGGTGGTAATGACATCCAGACCGCAACGGCACTGAGCACGGTGCTGAGCAACATCACAACGATGTTCAGCCTGGTTCAGTCGGCTGGCATGATCCCGGTGCTGTATACACCTCCGCCCAAGTCGACCTACACAGCAAGCGAAATCATCCGATTCGGCGCGATCTGCGAACACATGCGTTGGTTGTTCCGCAAAACACCGAACTCACGTCTGGCAGACGTTGCCCGTTTCACGCTGGACACGACGACGACCACATACACGGTTCTCAGCGGTTTGCAGGCTGCGGACAACACGCACCTCAACGCACGCGGTACTGAGAACGCAGCCCTGGCGTTGTATGAGGCCTTGGCGAATGATGTCGCAGCCATGAAGTACAGCGCAGCTATCCCGGTTGTATCGCAATACGATGCGACAAACAATCCTTACGGCTCGCTGGTGGCTAACCCGTTCTTGACCGGCACGACCGGCACAGGTGGCGCATGGGTCACGGCTGGCAGCGTGCCAACAGGATTCACGGTAACCCGTTCGGCTGGGACTGGCACCGTTGCAATCAGTACCGTTGCGCGCACTGATCGCCCCGGAAACTGGACGCGGTTCACGTTCACGATGCAGGCCAGCGATACGTTTTCGATCACATGTCGCCCATCTTTATCGTTGACTACAGAGTCGCTGTATGGGGTTGCAGAGGTGCGGGCTGACCGATCTGGGGCAAGCGGTAACGTCTCTCGCCTGGGTTTCCGTCTGCGCGATAACGGCGCTACAACAACCATCTGGGACGGTAACGCGGCGGGCTCTGGCGCAGAAAACTACGAGCCAACAACTGCTATTGCTGATGAGTGGTACGAAACAATCCCCAACTCATTTGCAAACTTTGGTTTCGGCTACTGGACAGCAGATATTGCGTTCAATGGGGCGGGCACCTTTGTCTTAGACATCGGATGTATGGACATACGTATTGCTCGGACCTAACCCATGCCAACCAAAACCCAAGAGCAGCAGGAGCGGTTTGTGGATCACATCCAGCCGATGCCGGTTCCTGCTGCATTGGTCGAGCGAATACGTAAGGATTCTGAATACGCCAAGCAGTTGGCGGATCAGATCCTAGAAGAAACAACTAACCGCCCCTGAGGCGGTTTTTTTACGCCCATAGCGGGCAAAACCCACTGTGCCGGGGTTCTTCGGCCTGACTCATCCAACGATGACCATTGAAGCCAATGCCGCGCCTGACGTAGCGGCAGATACAGCCACGTCTGAAGAAATTGCGAACACGCAGCCGGAAGTCGCAAGCCCGGAAAGCGGTACGGAAGTCGAGCAAAACCAGTCTGAGCAGCAAGAGTCGAAAGACCCGGCAGACAAGACGGTTCAAAGGCTTGAGCGACGTATCGGACGCGTCACAGCAGCACGCTATCAGGCAGAGGCCGAAGCCCGACAGCTTCGAGAGCAATTGGCCCGATTTGAGCAGCAGGCGCAGCCCGAAGGTGATACGCAGTCTCAGCCACAAGTAGACCCCTACAAGTTGGCCGAAGAGATCGCAACAGCCAAGCAGATCACAGAACGCAGCAACAGCACGTTTCAAGAAGGTGTCAAAGCCTTTGGTGAGGCGTTCAAGGCCAGCGTTTCAGCCGTGATTGATGAGGCTGGGCCTTTGATCAATGACCGAGGTTTGCCCACTGCGTTGGGCGAGGCGGTTCTTGACTCAGACAAGCCAGCGGATCTCCTGCATTACCTCGGACAAAACCCAGACATCGCGGAATCCCTCCAGGGGCTTTCCGCAGCACGCCTAGGTCGTCGCATCGAAGCCATTGAGCGAGAGATGAAAGCGGCCAAGGTTTCCAAATCCCCCGCGCCACTTCAGCCCGTCACACCAAAGGGCGCGCCAGTCACCAAGTCTGAAACGTCGATGACCGACGCGGAATGGTACGCGGCGCGGCGCAAGCGTTCCTGAAAGGAAATGAAAAATGGCTAATGCTCCATTGACCCACGCCATGATCGCCCGCGAAGCTGCGGCCCTCTTGGAAGAAATGTCTCCGTTCGTCAAGAACGTGAACAAGGCACGTCAAGACGAATTCGGTCAAGACGTTAGCGGCTACAAAAAGGGCGCTTCCGTCAAGATCAAGATTCCGCCTACTGGTGTTGTCTATGACGGCGCAACCTTTGCCGGTGGTGGCTCGGCTCCTGACTTCGTGGAAACCTACGAAACCTTGAGCTTGGACACTCAGAAGCACGTTCCTCTGACCTTCACAGCAACTGAAAAGTTGTTGAGCATCACAGACTTCAAAGAGCGCATTCTGATGCCTCAAATGTTGACCCTGTCTGCTGCGGTTGAGGCTTGGGCCGTGCAAAACGCTGTGCAAGCTACCCCCAACAAGGTCGGTACCGTTGGCTCTACGCCATCGAGCATGAAGACGTTCGGTCTGGCGCGTCAAAAGCTGCAACGCAGCCTGACGCCTCAAACCCCTCGCTACTGCTTGTACACCGATGAAGTCGGCCCTGAGCTGATCGATTCGTCCAAAGCCTTGTTCAACCCTGTCAACGAGATTCAAAAGCAGTACTTTGAAGGCTCGATTGGCACGGCTCAAGGCGCAGGCTGGTATGAGTGCGTGAACATGCCTACCCAAGTGGTTGGCACTCGCGCTGGCGCAATCACCATTTCTGGTGCTTCGCAAACCGGCTCAAGTATCACTGTGGGCTGCACCTCTGGCGACACCTTCAAGAAGGGCGAAGTTGTCACATTGGCTGGCGCGTTCGAAGTGCACCCATTGACCGGCACAGCTACAACCACGCTGCGTCAGTTCGTGATCACTGCGGACACCACAGCCGGTGCGGCTACTGTGTCTTTGCCGATCTACCCAGCAATCGACACTGCAATGCCAAACCAGACGGTTTCCGCCTCGCCTACCAACGGCGGCGCAGTCACCTTCTACGCTTCGGCCGCACACAAAGAGTCGCTGATGTGGCACAAGGACGCCTTCACCATGGCGTTCGCTCCTCTGCCTGTCCTGGCTTCGTGCGAAGGCTACACAGCCCGCCTGCCTTCCGGCGTCAGCGTCCGCGTGATGACATTCGGTAACGGTCAAACCGACACCGAGTCCACACGTATCGACGTGCTGATGGGCTTCAGCCGCGTTCGTGCATTGCACGCTGCCCGCATCGTCCAGTAATGGACATAGGCCCCGGCTTCGGCTGGGGCCTTTTCATTTGAACTCATGAACTACGAATTTCCAAAAGCCCTCTACAAGGACGGCAAATGGGATGGCGTGTCTGATCCTGACTGCGTTGATGTCATCAACCAAGAAGAGCAAGACGCCCAAGCCGCAAAAGGCTATTTCCCATTCGGTTCAGTAGTTGAGCAAGAAAAGCGCAAACCCGGGCGTCCACGCAAGACTGAGGCCGAGTAATGACGACTGCAAACCAGATCATCAAGCGCGCCTGTCTATTGGCTGGTGCGATTGACGTCACAGAAGACGTTGGTGGCGATGAAGCCCAAGCCTATCTTGACGCGCTAAACAGCTTGCTTGATCTGTGGTCAACAACTCCGCAAGCTGCGTACAACAACCACGAGATTGTTGTCACCATGGCCCCGTCCACGTTTGGCATGACCATCGGTCCAGGCCAGCAAATTGACACTGAGCGGCCATTGCGAATTGAGAGCGCATACGCTCGTTACAACAACCTTGATCGTCAGATTGACGTCATCGAAGACAAAACGTCTTGGGACGCCATCTTGATCAAGCAGTTGGGCACGTCCTGGCCTGAAGCGCTTTGGTATGACGGTGGCTTGCCTACGGGTAACGTCTACTTCTGGCCTCAGCCATCGGGCACAGTTTCATTGCATCTGACTGTCCTGAATTACGTCAGCCAGTTTGCAAGCCTGACGGCAGATCAAAACCTGTCACGCGGCTACAAGCGTGCGCTTGAGTTGAATCTCGCTCTTGAAATTGCAGACATGCTGAAGTTGCAAGTGTCGCCAAACCTAGAGCGGCGCGCAGCTTTGGCCTATCGCGCAATCCGTCGCGCTAACTCGGTCGTTCCTGATATGGAAATCGGCGGTCGCCGCGCATCTCGTCTTGGCAAGTTCTTGGCGGGGTACTGATGCCAGCACTAAGCCTAATCGGCCCATCGTACGCGCTGCGGTTCAACAAGGCAGATTGCGAGCGCACGGTTAATTGCATCCCGGTCGTGATCGAGTCTGGCAACGGTAAGGGCGGCAATCAAGGCTATTTGAAGCAGGTCCCCGGATTGCGCTACTTGTGCAACTTGGGCGGCGCTGTGCGTGGCCTGGTTGTGGCTCGTGATGCCTTGTATGCGGTCGCCGGTAGCTCGCTGTATCAGGTCTCTAGTGCTTGGTCTGCTACTGACAAGGGATCTATCAGTGCTGGCACTGATCCTGTCGGCTTGTCTGTCAACGAAACCCAGATTGCTATTGCTTGCGGGGCTTTTGGGTATGCCTATGACTTAGACGCTGGATCGCTGTCGGCTATCTCTACAAACTGGCGCGGCTCAAGCCGTGTTGATGTGCTGGACGGCTTTGGTATCTATGCCGAGCCTGACACAGCGCAGTTCTATCTGAGCGGTGCGCAGGATTTCACGGTTCTTGATGCGTTGGACTTCGCAACGGCTGAAGGCTCAACAGGCAACATCGTTTCTTGGCTGGTCAAACACCGTGAATTGCTGATCCTCAAGCAAAACACAGGTGAGGTCTGGTACGACGCAGGCGGCGCTGATTTCCCCCTGTCGCGCAACGATGGCGCAAACATCGAAATTGGCTGTGCTGCCACTCACTCGCTGCAAAAGATCGGCGGGGTTGCGTTCTGGCTTGGTCGTGATGAACAAGGTGCGGCGGCTGTGTTCTCAATGCAGGCATATCAGCCTCAGCGCATCTCCAACCACGCGCTAGAAGAATTGCTTGAGCAGATCACCGATTTGTCAGGCGCGACGGCTTTCACGTACCATCAAGACGGCTTGACGTTCTATGTTCTGAACGTTCCTGGCTTGTCGACCACTTGGGCCTATGAGGTCACGTCTGGGCTTTGGCATGAACGGTGTGATTTCCTGAATGGTGATCAGATCCCATGGCGCGTCACTTGCCACGCCTTTGTCTATGGCCGCCATGTAGTCGGCGATGCTAACGGCAACTTGTACGAGCTGGACACAACCAAGAACACCAACAACGGTGACACGCTAGTACGCGATCGGATCACGCCTCACTTTGCGCTGACTAACCTTGCTCGTCGGCGTGTTGGCTCATTGCAAATTGAGTGCGGCGTGGGTCAAGGCATCGCATTGGGCGCTGAAGCCAAGTTGATGCTGCGCTACTCAAACGATGGCGGCAAGACTTGGGGCAACTGGCGTTTGCTCAGTCTTGGAAAGATTGGTGAACACAAGGCACGCGCACGCGCAAACATGCTCGGCGCTGCCCGTGACCGCGTTTGGCACATCCGGGTCACTGATGACGTGTCCTGTGATTTGCTCTCTGCGGTGATTGACGAAGTATGAGCAGC